ATAGATAAAATAGATTTCAAGTCAGTCATTTTAACTATTGGTGGTTGGTTTATAGTTGATGAAGGTATTAAAGCAAGAAGGAGAATAATAAGATTGTTGGAGGAAATTAAAAAGACAATTAAACTAAACTCCAACAAACATTATTTTAATGGTATGTTGATAGATGTGGCAGAAATCCCTTACACATTTGATGAACAGAGAACAGGTTATATTACATTTGAATATACTTTGTTTATGAATAAGGAAATAAAGTTCAACAAACAAGAAATGACTATGTTGATGAACGAGATGATTGATGTTGTGTATAAAGAACACTTTAAGGAACCAGTAGGTTTTGATGTGTATAAAAATAGAATAGAGTTTAACGCAAGATGAAAATACTAACGGGGGATTGTTTTGAGTTGATTAAAGATATACCAGACAACTCAATTGACTTGGTGATTACCAGTCCTCCGTATGCGGATATTATCTCATATGGTAAAGATGTATCAATTAAAAAATCAAATGACTATGTAGATTGGATATTACCATTATTCAAGGAAATATATAGGGTATTAAAACCATCAGGTTCTTTTATATTAAACATAAATGATACTTGTAAAGATGGTTATAGAAACACATTTATCTATGAATTGATTTATAGGAACTCAATAGAAACCCCACTAAAACTATACGACACTTACTTTTGGCATAAGTTGAACGGAATACCAAATGGGTCAAAGAAAAGGTTTAGAAACAATACAGAGTTCATATTCCATTTCTGTAAGGATACAAAACAGATGAGGTTTTATATGGATAGGGTATTAAAGGAACCAGCCAAGGCAACAAGTGATAGGGCTAAATATCCTTGGCAACCAAAAGGTAATGGTGATATTGTTGATGGGGAAAGAACAAACAAAAAACCCATTAAGATAAGAAAGACAAGTAAAAAAGTTGATTTAACAGGTTCAAGTTGTGATGAGTTTGTTGATAGGTATGTGCCAGAGAAAGTTAGACCTGATAATGTATTTAGATTTCCAACAGCAGGTTTGGCAAGAGATAATACGATTAGACACCCCGCACCTTACCATAAAGAATTACCTTCCTATTTCATCAAATTACTTACAGATGAGGGTGATATAGTCCTTGATGTATTCAGTGGAATAGGCACCACCGGTGTTAGTTGTAAGGAGTTAAATAGAGACTATATCGGTATGGAACTAAACGAGAAATACGCAGAGTTCTCAAAACAAAGAATAATGAGTAAATTATTATGAAAATACAAAGACAAAGAAAATCAAAACACAATAGACGAAAAGATAAAGTTTATGTGATACTCCAATCTGTAAAGTGGAGTTTGGAATTACACAACTATTTTGGATTATGAGCGTTAAAACAACAATTGTATTTGAGAAATTATTGGAAAGTGATGAACTTGGAAAAAGAATTGTTGTAGCACAAGGTGGTTCAAGAAGTGGAAAAACTTTTAACATTTTACTCTATTGGGTGTATAGATTATTACAAGAAAATAACAAGACATTATCAATTGTAAGAAAAACATTACCATCATTAAAAAACTCTGTATTAAAAGATTTAATTGAGGTATTAGAAATCTTTGGAATATATGACCCTACAAAGTTCCACAAACAAGATGGATACTACCAAATAGGAACAAACACCATCAACTGGTTCTCTGTAGATGAACCACAGAAACTGCGTGGTAGTAAAAGGGATTGGTTATATTGTAATGAAGCCAACGAGTTAAACATAGAGGATTGGAACCAGTTGATATTTAGAACCACAGATAAAGTAATCTTGGACTTAAACCCGAGTGAATTATCCTGTTGGGTATATGACTTGGAAAATAGGGAGGATTGTTTTTATTTTAAGACGACTTGGAGAGATAATCCATTTGTGGATAAAAATATTATCAAGGAGTTAGAAAACCTAAAAGACAAAGATGAAAACTTATACAGGATTTACAACTTGGGTGAGAAGGGTATAGCAACAACTCTGGTGTTTAACAAATGGAATACCATACAACAAATACCCGATGGTTGTAAATTACTTGGATATGGAGCGGATTTTGGATATAATGACCCTTCAACACTTGTAGGTGTTTATCAAAGGGGAGATGAGTTATATTACAAAGAACTTATCTATGGTAAAAATCTAACCACACAGGACTTTATCTACAAGATAAAAGAATTGGATATAGATAAAACTGATACGATATGGTGTGATAGTTCCCAACCGGCAACCATAGAGGAAATGAGGAGGGAAAAAATAAACGCAAAACCTGTAAATAAGAAAACTATTTTACACGGAATAGATTTAATGCGTAGGCATCATAACTATATTTTAGAGACATCAAAGAATATCTTATATGAGTTTGGTTCTTACAAGTGGAAAACTGACCGAGATGGTAATTTGTTAGACGCACCGATGGATACGGACAACCATACAATAGATAGTATCAGGTATGTATTAGAAAGCACAATAGGTAATAAACCAAAAAAGTTTGTAATAGTATGATAGAAATAAAATTAGATGATAGAAAGATTAAAGTTGATGAGGAATTGACTATAAAGAAATACCAAGAGATTACCAAAAACCCAATCAAGTATAAAGATGGTGTTGAAGTATTGGCTTTATATTTGGGTGTATCCGTAGATGAGGTAAAAGAATTACCTTACAAAGACATAAAGTTTGTTGAGGCATACCTTACACAGAAATACACCAAAGAAGTAGATAAACAAATTGTATTCACATTTAACTACAAAGGTGTTGATTATGGTTTGGAAAATGATTGGAAAAAGATGACTTGGGGGCAATGGATTAGTATGGAGGTATTATCTCAACCTGATAAAATAGCAGATAATATCGCACACATTATGGCATTACTTTACAGACCGATTAAAAAACAAGATGGAACAAAATATACTTTGGTGCCTTACAAGGAAAATGAAGTAGAAAATAGGAAAATACTATTCCAAGAATTACCTGTTAAGTATTGGTTTGGGGCAGCCACTTTTTTTTTTCTAATTGTAAAAATATACATACAAGATATAAAGAGTTCTTTGGATATGAGGAACAAGACGGAGAAACTACTGATGCCGATACGGAGGATACTGCCAAAATGGGCGCAACCGAAGCCACTTTACGCTTCTACTTTGAACTCACTTATGAACTCGCAAATAGAGACCTTACTAAAATAGAACAAATAGAAAATACTAATCTATATTTATGCCTTAACACTGCGTCTTTAATGAAAGATAGAATTATTAAAGAACGTAATGAATTAAAGAAATTAGAAAACCAGAATAAAACAAGATGAACGAATACATAACCTTTCATAAGATTTTAGATTACTTACAGGAGTGGGTAGATGGCTCACCCATAATGAATACATTTGGGTATGGTAATCTTGTAGATTTTGGTAAAAACATATCAGGGACTACAACACCGAATTATCCTTTCTTATTCGCAGTCCCACAAGCGATTACTTATGATGAGAACACAACAACTTATCAACTTACACTTATCTTTGCCGATATTCTAAATACAGATGTTAATAATGAAAAAGATTGTGTGAGTGATATGTCCTTACAAGCAAGAAGGTTCTTATCATCTATCAAGTGGGGACAAAACACATATCCCTATATGTATGATAATATGGATTGTGTTATACCTGCGGCAGCCATACCCTTCTTTGAACGTATGAGCGACCACGTGGCAGGTGTTGCCTTGGATACAAACATCATTATCTTTGAGGACTTAAACGCTTGTGATTACTATGTTAGTCCTACTCCATCTGTAAGTGCGTCAGCCACTCCAACACCCACAATAACTCCAACGCCCACAATAACACCATCATAATATGGACGAGGAACAAATGAAATTACTTATTAGTGAGTTAATTAAAGATGAATTACAAAATCAACTCCTACAAGTAGGACCGGCAAAATCCTATAATGGTATTCCAAAACCTACAAGTGGTAGATTTCCTGGTAGTATAGGAAACAAAATATCATCAGGGGAATTGTATAATTCTATCCAAGTATATTTTGATACTGATTTCTCACAAGGGGGATTAGAATTGAGAGTGGAGATGGCACCTTATGGAAAGTATGTTGATGAAGGTAGATTACCTGGAACTGAAATACAAAAGACAAGAACAAGTAAAACAGGAAAACAAATCTCTTATACCTCTTATACAAAGTTCCCACCATTATCCTCAATTAAAAGTTGGGTTCAACAGAAACCAGCGCTTACAGCACCAAACTTAACAACAGACCAAAGAGCGTTCTTGGCAGCCCGTAGTATTGCTCGTGATGGTATATTCCCCACAGAGTTTATTAAAAAAGCCATAAATAATGTAGAGGACAAAGTGGTATATTATTTAGGAGAATATGCCAAAGAATATTTAACAAACTTACTGGCAACAGGACAATTAAAAGTATCATATAAAAAATAAAATGAGTGTAATTTTTACAAATACCCCCGAACAATTCCAACCCGTATTGAGTGATGGAATATTTTTTACAGCATCTGCTGATACAACCAACACATACAATTTTAGATATGTCTATGACTTGTATGTAAATAATGAATTGGTGTTTCAGGGAAAAGCCACACCTAATCCTTTTGGGTTGGGAATAATTGATTTACAACAGATATTAGAAACATATTGTTTTAATAATGTAATCGCAGATTGGAACGGAACAACAATTTACACTCACACAACCTTTCCATTTTCCAAACCTTACTATGATGAAACAATTACTTATCAAGTAAAATGTGGATATGAATATTCATCAACTCCATTAGGAGCGATTACAGGATTTACTGGTAATGGTAATGCGATTGGAACACCAGCATATTCATCACAACAATACAAAACTTTCCGTTCAACTATGGGGGTAAATGGTAGAGCAACACAACAAAGTTTTAACATAGACCCATTTGTATTATCAGGAGACCCAACAACAATCAATCCTACAACATCAGGTTTGTTTTTAACTAACTCACCAAGAATTAGAAACATACAACCAACAGAGTATTACACATTAGGATTTACAAACTACTTTTTAGGTGGAGCAATATTGAGTGAGCCTTACTATGTGAAATATACCTTCTACGACAATCAAGGAACAGAGATTACAGGAACAACCTATGAGAACATCACCACTAATGGTGGAGGTCCAAGAACATCTTGTAATCAAGTGTATCAATCAATCTACCAAGTATCACCAACAAGCGCATCAACATATAACACACTTTATGTAGGAGCAGGACCACAGAACATACCTAATTTCCCTCCAAATTGTGCTCAATATACAATTCAGTTATACGGGGTATTTACAGGGACAACATCACCGATACAACCCACTCCAACGCCTACGCCGTCTCCTACGGCAACCAGCACCACTCCTACGCCCACTCCTACTCCTTCGGCAACCCCTGGTTGTGGAACTTGTAATGAGTATGCTATTACAAACACAGGTAGTAGCACAGCAACAATCTTTATTGTAAATTGTAGTAATGGAGCATCACAATCATTTACAGCACTTACAGGACAAACCTACGTAGCTTGTTCTTGTTCTATACCTACAAGTGAGTTTGGAACAATTGATATACAACTATTAGGTGCTTGTAGTGTTCCACAACCATCACCAACTCCTACTCCTTCGGCAACCCCATCACCGGCTGTTCCTTGTATCTGTTTAGAATATGAGTGTGTGGCAGCAGTTGATAGTTTTGGATTTGTAGATTATACGGATTGTAATGGAGTTGCTGCTCAACTTTATATGTTCCCTAACACAACTGAATACATCTGTGCTTGCCAAGATAGTCCAGTTGGATTTAATGTTAGTGTGGTAGAAAGCGGACCTTATTGTGGTTGTAATTGTTCATCATATAATGTGTTAAACACTTATGGTGGAACTTTATACTTTGATTATATTGATTGTGATGGAGACGCACAAACATTACCAATTGACGCAGGTGATGACTTTAACATCTGTGCTTGTTTTGGAACTATTATTCCACAGACAGAACCATTAACCATAACTTATCTTGGAACTTGTTAAAAATTAAAAACTATGGGAATTATACCACAACCTAATCCAACCACTTATACCCAAGGCAATTGCTCGGGATTTACACCTTGTAGTGAGATATTCACTTTTAATGTTGAGGACATTTGTTCTCGTTCATCTAATCAATTATTACAATTGATGTTTTTAAATAGATACGGACATTATGATTATTATACACTAACTGCCAACAAGTATGATGGTATAGATATACAAAGGGAAACTTTCAAGCAGTGGAACTTGGATTGGGGTAGTCCTAATCCTGTTAAAACACAATACTCAAGAGGACTTACAGATAGTGAGGTTGTAATGGCTGAAACTATTGTAGCCAACACAGGTTTCCTAAACCAACCAGACTTTATGTTCTTGGAGGAATTATGGACATCTAATGAGGTGTATGAGATACAACCTAACGGAGGATTGTATCCTGTTAATATCTTGAATACAGAGTTTATTAAAAAGATAGAAGGTGATAGAACCTTATACAATTTAGAACTTACTTATGTGTATAGTAATAACATAAAACTATTGGGTAAATAATAACATCGTGGATACTACATTGCTATTATTTCTAAATGGTGCTTATCAAAGGGTAGATATATTTGAGGATATACAGATTACCATTACAATTCAACAAGCGGAATTAAACCCACTTAACTCACGTAGAGCACCATATTCCAAAGTTATACAAATACCTTCAACCAGTAATAATGATATATTATTTGAGCATTTTTTTGAACCTAATGGAATTGATTACAACCCATTATTTAAGGTTCCAGCCGTGGTTCAGTATAGGGGCACAGATATTTTTACTGGTGTATTAAGATTAAATAGCGTAGTATCTGTTAGTGGAAAAAGATATTATGAGGTTTATATCTTGGGAGATACAGCAGATTTTGCGAGTGAGTTTAAGGACTTATTATTACAGGATTTAAATTGGAGCGAACTTACCCACACATTAGATTATTCAGCAGTTACGAACTCTTGGTATGCCAACGGAGATGGAACATCAGGTATTTTTGGTGGTAATATAATTTATCCATTAGTAAATTATGGATTAGAATATGAAGGGTCATCTACCGCATCTACTTACTCTATGTCTTTTGGTTTAGAGAATAGTTTTGACCAAAGTGGATATGCTATACCACCCGAGAACTTTAAACCCGCCATAAAGGTTAAATATGTGTTAGATAAGATATTTGATACAACCCAATATAAAGTTAATTCTACTTTCTTTGAAACAGATTATTTCAAGAGTATCTATATGGATACTTTCCTAAATGGAAAAGTAGGTATTTCAACAGCATCGGCAACCACTAACCAAAACATATTTTTAGCCCAAAGGGAAAAACAAACAACAATCAGGTATAGAAAAGATACTACTATACCATTTCCATTTTCTACAAACATAGCAGGTTCTTACAATCCACTTGGTAATTTCTATAATGCTGGTTCAATACAAAATCCTACAAATAGTTTTTTTGTGGCTCCGTATGCTGGCACTTATTCCTTTAACTTAAAGTTTGGATTTAAGCCGGCAGAAACAACAATATTAACTGGTAGTGTTAATTTCTTATGTAAGGTAAATGGTATTACTCAATTCACATCACAGGAATACAAGATGTCCCAAAATGGCACACTTGGAGTAAATGTAAATCTATTCATCAATTTATCACTTACTAATGGTGATGAGGTAGAATTGTTTATACAGATGAACGAAGGTATTATTAAGTTCGCTGGTGAGGTAGGACAAACCAATTTCATTATCCGTGAGTTTGGAATAAATATAGATGCTGAGGAAATACCACCCACCTTTGATTTATACAATTCACCATCTTTAATTGGTGAGCAACTTGTAGATATGAAATTAGGTATTCCAAATATAAATTGTTATGAGTTTTTTAAGAGTATGATTACTATGTTTAATCTTGTAATAATTCAAGATGAGGCAAGGAAAGAAATATTGATAGAACCTTACAACTGGTATTTTAATGAGGAGGATAGAGTAGTTAGAGATTTTACAAACATCTTGGATATTGATAGTCCATATAAAGTAGAACCATTATCATTTGATTTATCAAAAGAGGTGATATGGACGAACTCTTATACTGACTTTGAGTTCTTGAATAAACAATTTACAGACGCTAATGATTTTGTTTTTGGTAGATATAGATTTACAGCAGAGGGAGACATTTTGTCGGGTTCTCAAATCTACGAATTACCATTTGGTAGTTGTCCTACATCAGGACTTACGGGAGCACCAAACTTTATCATACCAAAGTTTTATTACTTGAATAATGGATTAGAGACAGGATATTCAACAAAACCACACTTATTCTTTTGGACTGGTAATAGATACGCATATAAAGATGAGTTCAAGCAACAACAAGGGTTTTGGTATTTATTATCAGGAACAACGGGAATACAACAAACAACATATCCCGCAGTATCCCACTTATCAACATTAGATAGTTTATTACCATCAGTAGTAAGTGATTTGAACTTTTTACCTACCTTTGATTTCTTTGGCAATAGTAATACACAAATTACTCAATTCACACCTTACAATCTATTTGATTTATATTGGAGTGATTACATCAGTAATATCTACTCAAGGGATACAAGGAGAGTATCAGGTAGATTTTTCATAAGACCAATAGATATTCATAACATAAAGTTAAATGATAAAATCTTTATCAAAGATGGTAATTATACGATTGAGAAAATAACTGATGCGAACTTGGTGGATAAAGTCCTAACAGAAATAAGTTTAATAAAAGATATTTTCCCATACTATAAAACAGAACCACCAGCACCTTTTTACTTTATTAGTCCAAATGAACCATACCCTGGATTAGAACCTGCGTTTAATTATATGGCTTATGTATCCACTAATGAAACTCAAGTATGTAATGGAACAACACCATCACTTACAGAGATTGTAGTGTTCGGTGGAATAGTAGAAAATGGTAGTAGAGTGTGGTATGAAAATGGAGGTTCTTATTCTGTTATACCACTTGGAACTTTTGTAAGAACAACTACTTCGGCAGATACATATGTGGTGGTAGATAATTATGGAACAATACTCCAATATAATTGTAATTAAAAATGGCACAAACAATAGCACTTACCCTTACCTTAAATGGTGTAGAACAAACAATCACTTCTGTTCAAGATTTAGAAAAAGCGATAAAAGATGCGAGAGAAGCACTTGGTAATTTTTCAGGAGAACAAGAGGAATTAAAAGCGTTTAATAAACAGATAAACGACGCTCAACAATCATTAGACACTTTAAGAAATAAGAAGGGAAAAGATGAGGCGATAAAGAGTATTGGTAATCTTGCCAAGATTGGTAGTGCCGTGACGAGTTCTTTTGCCGCAGCAACAGCCGCAGTATCTTTATTTGGGGGTAATACAGAAGCAGTCAGTAAAGCGGCAGAGAAAGCCCAACTGGCATTAACACTTGCTTTATCAGGTAGAGAGATTGCCGAGGGGGCTGTAGCCATCGCAACGGGTGTGGCAAACTTACAAACAGAATTACAAATCTTATCCACAAACGCAGCAAACGCAGCAACCAAGAGGTTCTACGCAACTCTTGCCGCCAACCCATACACAGCCATAGCCATCGCTATTGGATTAGTAATTGCTGCCGTATATGCCCTTACTACTGCTGAAAGTGAAAATCTTAAATTACAGAAACAACTTGTAGGTGTAAGACAAAATGCCGCAAAAGAATTAAAACAACAATTAACAATTCTTACTGATAATGTAAAAACACAAAACTTGGAGTTAGATGCTATTGAGGAATTAAAGAAAACATATCCTGGTTTTAATGCGTTTATTGATGCTAATAACCAACTTAATTCTGCTGGTATTGTATTCCTAAAAGCCAAGATTGGTTTGATGGAACAAGAGGCGATAATCCAAGCGGCACTTGCGATTAAGGCAGAAGCCCAAATAAAGTATGAGGAGAGAATAGCCGAGATAAATGATAGGAAGGCATCTTTCTTTAAGAGCCAAGGTAGATTGGAAGCAGAAAACGCTGTGGATAGATTTTTGGCTCAACAGGAGTTGGAGAAATCTACAAGGGCTGCTACTCAAGCCATAGCGACAGCAACTCAAAAGAGCGAACAATATTCAGGGACTATAAGACAAGGTAATAAGGTATTAGAAAATCAGGTTAATTTAGAGGAAAAGAATAAGAAAGCCAAAGATAATGCCGCTGACGCTATTGAAAAACAAAGACAAGAATACCTAAAATTATTAGACGCACAAAATGAAGCGATTAAGAATTATAGTAAAATAAATGAGGGTGAGGCTAAAATATCCACAGGTATTGTTGATAGAGCCAAGGAGTTTGTTAGTGAAGCAAAAAAACTATTAGAGGATAGAAATGCGTTTTTTAGAAAAACTCAAAGTGAGTTAGGAAAAGAAACTGATAAATTATTATTTGAGATTATACCATCATCTCAACAACTTACAGAAATTGAAGATGTTTATACTCAATTATTCGGGTTTATACAAACACAATTATCCGCAGGTGCCACTAATGTATTAGATGAAACTGGTAAAGCGGTAAAGTTTAATTTGGATTTTATTAAAAAACAATACATCTCTTATTATGAGGGTATAGCAGATACTGCTGAAAAAAGTGGAGATAAGGTAAGTGCTATGATTACAAGACGACTTTTCCTTGACCCTGATGTTATTGAAAAAGAGTTTGGTAAATTAGGTGATGATAGTGAAGCAGCACTTGTTGAGTATTTCCAAAGAATAGCACAAACAGCAGAGATTTATAGTAAGGGATTAAAGTTTGGTAATTTGATTATCCGTCCTGAAACAAGAGATGATATTGAGAATAGTTTATTAGATATTACTGATAGAGCAGTCGCAGTATTAAATGACCCAACAATCTTAAAAGGATTTAAGGATAGTGCGATTACAGAGGAGATACAAAAGATATTTGTATTCCCAACAAAAACTATTAAAGATTTTAAAAACTCATTAGACCCACAAGGTGCGTTAGACAAGTATAATGAGGCTGTTAGATTATCTCTTGAAAATCTTGTAGGTTTTGCTAAAGCACAAGCAACTCAAAAAATGGCGAGTGATGAAGCCAACAAGGCTTTAATGGAACAAAGAAAGTTATTAACAGATTTAGATGCTCAATTAGGTATTACAAGAGATAGGTTAAAACCAGGTGATGACTTTTTGGAAAGATTATCTCCTGATGATATTACAAAATATATTGAGTTTGTTAAACAAACATTAGGACAAGAACAAGGATTATTTACAGATTACTTAACAGCAATATTTGAAAAAAGAAGTGACTTATTTGAAAGATTAGGAGAACAAGGGGTAATGGATTTATTCTCTGGTATATCATCAGGTTTTGGTGATTTAACAGGTAAGAGTGAGGAGGAGTTAAATAAGTTAATTACGTTCTTGGAAACTGCTGCGGCTGATATTGAAACCAAGTTTGGAAAACCAGCAGCACAATCTTTTATTGATTTAGCGAACAACGCCAAGAAAGCATTATCCTCAATTGGGGAACAAAAGTTTTTGGAAGCATTACAGAAAGGTATTGTAGAGTTCATTTCAAGTTTGAGTGATTTAGGTTCAACCTTAACTGATTTTTATTCATTACAACTTACAAAATTAGAAAACCAAAATACAAGAATACAAAGTAAGATTTTGGGTGATAGTGAAAAGAGTAATCAAAAGAGAATAGAGCAAGAACAATTATACCAAGATGAAAAGGCGAAATTAGAAAAGAAGGCAGCACTCCGTTCCTTACAAATATCAAGGGCTACGGCACTTGCCAACGCTGCTGAAAGTATTACAAAGGTGTTCGCTAAAAATGAACCGATTACTGCGGCAATATTCGCAGCCATAGTTGCGGCAAACAACTTGGTTCAAGTAGGAATTATTACATCACAGATAAACGAACTTGATAGTTTCCAAAGAGGCGGTATGATTAAAGGACAAGGTGGATTATTAGTAGGTCCTGCTCACGAACAAGGTGGTATTAGATTTGGTGCTATGGGATTAGAATTGGAAGGTGGAGAAAGTGTAATCAATCGTCAATCTACGATGAACTATGGAGCATTACTTTCACAGATAAATCAAAGTGGGGGTGGAAAACCATTAGTGAATAATAATTTTGATGATAGTAGAATATTGGAAGCACTTGCTAAACAGAGAAACGAACCAATAAGAGCGTATGTTGTAGAAAGTGAGATTACAAATAAACAGGGTATAACCAAAAGATTAGAACAATTATCGCAGTTCTAATAAGATATATTTATAGATAATGTTAAAAGTAATAGAATTACAAATTGAAGAGGCTTTAAGTGCCGATACTGGTGTTTGGGAAGTAGCGTGGGTTGAATATCCTGCTATTGAGGAGGAGTTGATGTATTTTGGGAGACAAAAGTTTTACAGGGCTCCTGTTAATGTTTCCAAGATTGCTTGCCAAGCGATTAAAGAAAATGAGAAAAGGAACAACAAGGCGGCAACACAGGTGGGAAAAATTAGAGCACAGCAATTATGTAAAAGAGAAACCATTTCATTAGAAACAATAAATCGTATGAAATCATACTTGGAAAGAGCCAAGGTGTATAATACTGATGATTGGGACGATAAAGGGACTATTTCTTGGAAACTATGGGGTGGTAGAGAAGGATTGGAGTGGGTTGATAGTATCTTATCAAGTATAAAGAAAAAGGAGAATATGGAGATTGAGGACGCTTGTTGGGAAGGATACGAACCTTATGGTATGAAAGAGAAAGATGGTAGATTGGTGCCTAATTGTGTTCCAATTAAGCAGAGTAAAGAAAAGTTTGTATATCCAAATGCTGGTGAAAATAAAGATGACTTTATTTCAAGATGTATTCCTTATGTATTAAATGAAGGAGCATCACAAGAACAAGCGGCGGGTAAATGTTATGGTATGTGGGAAAATAGAGAAAACTTTGACTATGATATATCTGCTTTACCTGCGTATGATAATTACCCTAAATCAGGTGATACTAACGCTATGTTGGTTAAACCATTTTTAGGTGAGGAGGAGGATTGTGGTTGTATGGCATCCAATAATGAATTAGATGTATTTGGATATAACACCAAGTATTTCTACATTTGTCCTGGTGCTACAGCAACATTTACAGATTTAATAAACAACTCATCATCTTATCCTGATGATACTTTTGGTATGATTAGAAGTGCTGCGGTAATAGCAGACGCTGTGTTTAAGATTGAAAAAGATGTGTTGGATACTGAAGTATCAACAGAAGCCCAAGTAAAAGAGGCAACTATGTTGGTAGATGATTTCAAGGATATTATGGTTGAGATTACCAAATTGACTGGTAAAGAATATGATGTATCTTATATGGATAATCACATCAAAACAATATCATCTTATCTAAATAGAGAACAATTTAATTTGATGGGATATATTGATGGAGAACCAATATTCTCAACTAAAAAAGAAGCCGAGGACTACGCAGTAAATAAAGGTTGTGTAGGTTCTCACGAACACAAAGACGAAAATGGTAATGTATCTTATATGGCGTGTGAAACTCACCCAAGTAATCCCAATACAATTGTTGCCAAAGATTATGATATTAAATCTATTGGGGGACAAGAAAATATTGAGGTGATATTCAGTAGAGATTATACTGATGATGAAAAAGAAGCGATGGGATTACTAATTCATTTACAAAGAACGGACTTGGAAAAGTTTGAAGCAGTTGTAGGTCAGTTAAGAGGAGCCACATTAGAACAAGTTAAAAGGAGAAACCATAAAACAGCAACTCCATATTACTTGTATAAAAGAGTATTAAACGGAGAACCTAATAGGGATTTCTGTAATAGTATTGAAGGTAGATATTTCCGTAGATTTGAGATTGATTTATTAGATGGATTGAATACTCAATTCGGTCATAATAGACAACCATACTCAAAGTGGAATTACAAAGGAGGTCCAAATTGTAATCACGCCTTTTATCGTGTATTGGCTATTGGTAATAATGTTCGTGAGATTGGACCTGAACCAGGACTACCAGGAACCCCACCTATGAATATGCCAAACAACGGATATTATAGTGAGGAAACAAAAAGAAAAAGTGAAATCGCATATATCATATCTCAACAGAATATGAGTAAAATGGATTTTGAATTGATTGGAGATTTAACACCACTTGGTTATGTTCAAGGACTACCGATTTATGATGATGAACTTATAGCAACAGATGCGTCTTACGCTATTGGTTGTGGGGGGATTTATGAGAGTGTTATGTATGAAGGAAAACAAAGGTTTCAGGCTTGTTCTTACAAGGCAGAAAAGAAGGAAAAGGGTGATGCCTTATTCCGTGCTGTTGTTGAAAAGAAAATGATTTACACACCACTTATGGTGCCAAATATTTTAATTCCAAGATTAGATGAAATTACTGGTGAAAGATATTTTGTAAAGTTCTCACCTGAAACAATTGAAAAGATACAACAAAAGTTTATGATAGAACAAAGGCTTCGTGATACAAACTATGAACATACTGATATGAAGTTTCAGGACTTGGTAATGGTTGAGAGTTGGTTAGTAGATGGAGATAGTGATAAATCATATTCATTAGGATATACCGCACAACAAATACCAAAGGGAACCTGGATGGCAGGATACAAAGTGTTAGATACTGATGAAGGAAATGATGTTTGGAATAAATATATTAAGACAGGAAAGGTGAAAGGTGCGAGTGTAGAAGGAAACTTTTTACTAAACTTTTCCCGTTCAAATAATGATGAGTATTTATTAGAACAAATAATAAACATATTAAAAGAAATAAAATAAAAGATGAACGCAAAAGAAGCATTAGAACGCATATCTACCTTGTTAAATCTCAATTTTAAGGCTGAAAAGTTTTACACTACCAAATTGAAAGATGGTATGACTGAAATTACTAATAATAAAACAGAAGATTTTATGATTGGTGATGAGGTTTATATGGTAGGTGAAAGCACTTTGGCACCTGTATTAGAAGGTGATTACATTACTCGTGAGGGTATGATAATTAAAACCGATGAGATGGGTAAAATTGTTTCTATGGCAGCAGAGATGGAGGACGAAAATGACGCCACCGCTGAAATAGAAATAGAAATTGGAGATGAAAAAGAGGATATGATGAGCGCAGCAGAATTAACTGATGGAACAAAAATTGAAACCGATGAGACTGGTGATTTTAAGGTAGGACAAAAACTCTACGTTATTACAGAAGCCGGTGATAAAGTATCAGCACCTGAAGGAGAACACACAACCAAATCTGGTGTTGTAGTAGTAGTAGATGGTGAAGGATTTATCACAGGAGTAAAATACCCTGATAAAGATGGTGAAGGTTCTTTAAGTGAAATGAAAAAAATGAAAGAGGCTATGGCTGAAATGATTGGATTGATTAAAGACCTAAATGATTTTAGAGCAGATTTTAACAAAATGAAAACTGACTTTGAAACATTTAAGAAACAACCAGACAGAGAACCTGTAGTTAAAAAGTTCAGCACAACCTCTGCTGATAGATTAGATTGGAAATTGGAACTTATTAAGAGTTCAAGAGGAGTAAAAAAATAAAATAAAATAAAACAAAAAAATAATTAAAATGGAAAATAAAAAAACAACCAAAATGAACTTTAACTATGATTTGACGAACTTACCGACATATAATAGTTATGGAGACGAAATGCTTATCAAAGCGTTCTTGGGATTGACTTTGCCAAAGTATTCTATGGTGAAGCCTAATTTAAAGGGCACAACTGAAAAAGTAGGTTTCGTTACTGATGAAATCTTTTTACAAGACCTTTCTTGTGGATTTGACCCTTCTGGAACAACTACTCAAAATGTAGTTACGATTGACTTATGTAATAAGAAATTAAACCAACAACTTTGTCCTTATGACTTGTATGATACTTACTTATCTCAATACTTGAGTGATAGTAATTTCCACGAGAGCGTCCCATTTGAGGAAGTAATCTTAACAGACATTTCTAACAGAGTTGCTAATGAAATTGAAATCCAATTGTGGAGAAATACTACTGCGACTGGTGCTACTCAATATAACTCACAATGTTTTAATGGTGTTAAAACTTTGATTACATCAGGTAATGGTGCTACAGCAGTTGCTTACACTGCGGCTACTCCAACAAACGGATTAGATGTATTCACTACTTACTACCAAAATATCCCTCAAAACGTTTTACACAGAGACGATTTGGTAATCTATTGTGGATATGCTGACTATCGTGCGTTAGTTGCTTCTATGAGAAACTCAAGTTACGTCAATCTATTCAGTTTTGATGATAAGTCAGCGGCTGCGGGAGACACCTGGAGTGTAATGTTACCCGGAACTAATGTAAGAGTAATTCCTACACAAGGTTTAACAGGACAGAACTACGTATGTGCTGGTCCTGCTGGATACATTATGGTAGGTATGAATAACGAAATGATGACTATTCGTAGTATGTATGATATGTTCCAAGATGTGATTAAAATTAACCTTCACGCTACTTATGGCGTTGGTGTGTTCTCGGTTGATAGTTTCGTTGCTACAGCATAAACCAATTCTAATATAAAGATATAGATATGAGTTGTTTTATAGATGAGGGATATACCCTTGATTGTCGTAATGCCTCAACAGGAGGTATTAAATCGCTTTGGATTTTGGGCAATAGTGGAAATACTATTTCAGGTTGGACTTCCAACGTGGATAATGAAATCACATCAATTTCAGGTGCTGGAACTTTCTACAAGTTTGAGTTAGTTAAACAGAGTTCGTCTCTTACAGAGGCGATAGCGGTAAACACTACAAGTCAATCAGTAGTATTTGAACCAACGCTGGTGATTAATTTACCGAAAATGGCTACTAATTTGAGAAACTTGTTCCAAAACTTAGTAAACCAGAATAACGTTTATGCGATTGTATTGGATAATAACGATAGATATTGGAGTTTCGCTTTCTCAAACGGAGGTCTAGTAACTGCGGGAACTTTACAAACAGGTCAGGCTTACGCTGACTTAAATGGTATTTCTGCTTTAACCATCGCTGGTGGAGAACCAAACGCAACACAAGAGATAGTTGTAACGACTACCCTTGCTGCTGTGATGAGTGGTATTTCAGTATCTGCTGAATAATACACAATAAATAAAAACCAAAGGGGGGTTAAAATCCCCCTTTATAGCCTTATATTAAAAAGAACAAAATGAAGTGGAACGGAAGGAATTATAGACCAGCAGGACAATACATCAGGCACTCAAAGAACAATAAAGAGTTTAACTTTGAGGACGCCTTAAAACCTCTTGGAGAAAAAGAGAGTAAAGGAAATATATGGGTGCCTGTGAAACAGGTTATTATGAACGTTCCACAAACAACATCATCAGTTCCTGTATCACCCACTCCTACTCCGTCAATTACCCCTACAAATACTCAAACGCCTACGCCGAGTATTACCCCAACACAGACGATTACACCGACTAACACGGGAACACCTACGCAGACCCCTACAAACACAGGGACACCTACAAATACACCTACCAATACAGGTAGTCCTACTCCTACTCCAAGTAATTTGGCATCAGGCACTACCGAAGCCAACGCTTATTTATCAGCAGTAGTATCGGCAGGTGGAACAGGTATTACACCTACAATATCAGCAGCCACAAGAACATTATTCACCTCACTTGTAAGTAATGGATTGTATAATAAGATAGTCGCTATGTATCCTATGTTAGGTGGTAATAGTGCTGGTTGTAAGTTCAACGCTAAAAATCCTGTTGATACAAACGCTGCTATGAGATTAACTTTCGCTGGTGGTTGGACTTTTAGTTCCAAAGGTGCATTACCAAATGGAACAAATGCTTTCGCAAACACTATGTTAGGATTTAATACTATTGTATCTGCTAATAACTGGCACTTATCTTTTTATTCACAAACATCAGGAACAAGTGCTGGTGTAGATATGGGAGTGGGTAGGAGTGATACAGCAGAAAGGTTGGCTGATTTACAATTACGAACAAATACAAATACCGCAATTTTTGATGCTACGACAACAGGTATTTTCGCTGGTAGAATAACAGCAACAGGTATTACAAGTGGAACAGGATATTATATTGGAAGCATTATAGCATCAAATAATAGAAGGTATTACAAAAATGGTAGTGAAATAGCATCATCTACATCTAATATTAGTAATACATTATCAACATTTTCATTATTTATTGGTGCTTTAAGTGATGAGTTCACACCAAATGTAAGTGCTTATAGTAATAAAGAGTGTAGTTTTTCTACAATAGGTAGTGGATTAACACCAGCAGAAATGACTACATTATCATCAATAGTGAATACTTGGGCTACAGCCATAGGTAGAAATACATATTAAAAATTATGAAAGTAGTATTATTAACAGAAACAGAAAAAGAGAGTTTAGAAGGACAATTAGTTCAGGTAGATTGGTATTTTAATCCAGTATTAGATTGTATCCAAAATTGGATTATATCAACAGAGGAGGTAGATAATTCTATTTATCCTCAAAATGATTGGATAAAATCATTACCTTTAATTGATTGGTGCGGACCATTTATTCCACCAGTTCCAACTCCAATACCATCTGGAACTACTGAAAGTTATTCAGGTAATACACTATAATTTATGTATAAGGTAGGAGATATAGCCTTTGATGAATATTATGTTAAAAGTGTTGAATTGGAATTAGACACTTGTGATTTAACAATAAAGGTGATATTTCATAAAGATAAAATTGAAAGAGAAAAACACTACAAGATAAAAACAGATTGTAATGTGGATATAAATAAGTTGATTGATAATTTAAGTGAGATATTAAAAAATGAGTAAGGTATTTTTAAGAAAACAATTTTCCAACTATCTTGGTGAGAACCGAGCATTAGATGATATTATTGTGCGTTTTATTCCTGATGGTGGAATTACTCCAACGCCTACTCCTGTTCCTCCTACTCCTACGCCGACCCCGTCAATTACTCCAAGTATCACACCTTCAGTTACTCCAACAAGGACTTTAACGCCTACGCCGACAATTACAAGCACACCAACAAACACCCCAAGTATTACACCTACAAGGACACCTGCTCCTGCTTGTGATATTACTTATACAGAATTACCATCACCAACCCCAAGTCCTACCCCTACTATCACCCCAACGGCAAGTCCTGGTCCTTCATTTGACCCTGATGCTGCCGCTTACTTATCTGCCGTTGTTGCTGCGGGTGGTAGTGTAACATCACCAATGTCTGCGGCAACAAACAATATGTTCTTGGCATTAAAGTCAAATGGATTATATAATAAATTAGATGTGTTCTATCCTATGATGGGGGCAACAGCAGCATCAACAGCATTAAACGCAATTAGAACAAATAGTGCGTTTGATATTACTTGGAATAATGTTGGTGATTTAAGTTTTACTATTTCAGGTGTAACCAATAATGGAACTGGTTATGGTAATACCAACTATAATCCAAATACTCAATCATCACCAACAAATACATCTTTTGGTTATTATATTGTTGGTGGAAATATTGGTGGAGGAAATGGTGAAGTATTCCCATTTGGTTCTTACGATGGAAACTTAAATATGTTATATCAAAATAGCGGAACAATAGAAATAGGAATATATGGTTGGTCTGTTGCTAATGATACAAGAGCATTATTTACCGCTAATACTGGTAGTAATTTCTTTAAGGGTTCTTGGATTGGAACATTTAATTCAACACCACTTAAATCAATTTATTACAACTATAGTGATTTAACTGATAGACAAACTTTAAGTGGCACTCCAATAGGTTCTCCAGCATTACCAAATCAACCATATTATATGTTTGTATTAAACTTAAATGGTAGTCCATATACAGGTCAATATTACACAGGTAGAAATCAATTCGCATTTATGGGTGATTATTTAACACCAGCAGAGGTTACAACTATTGATAGTATAATAAACGCATTCCAAACCTCATTAGGTAGAAATACATATTAAGATATGGCAACACAGATACAATTACAATCTACAAACTATAACGGACAAATAGCCGATATTACCTTCTATCCTTGTAGTGGTGGAACTATTAGTTTGGGTAATCAAACTATACCATATACTTACACAAATGATAATTATGAGGGAACTTATGATTTGTATTTTTCAGCGTTTAATCAAACTTGCCAATTAGTTATTACTTGCCTAACACCTACTCCAACGACCACCACAACGCCTACGATTACTCCTACCAATACACCAAGTATAACCCCAAGTATCACTCCTACAAATACAAATACTCCAAGTATTACTCCAACAAATACAAGCACACCGACTAACACTCCAAGTATAACCCCAACCATCACTCCAACAAATAATCCATTATGTCCCGAACAAGTTATAGTAATAGATAATGACCCGTTTGGTTTTGACTATAATGGAACTTATGATAGGTTATATTCATATACTGGTGGAACATTTATAGGTGGAACATTTGTAGGTAATGTATTTACACCTGGACCTTATTTTGGTAATCTATATGCTATTTATGGTCGTTTTGACGGAACATTTTATTACACTTTAATCTATAACACATTTAACCCATCGTATCTTGTTTATGTGAGTAATACCAATTATATTGTTAGTAATACTACATTTTTAGGAGCAACATTTTCAACAAATCAAACAATAACTGATGGTTCGGTGTTATATCCAAAAGCAGGTTTTAGAACACCGCCAGGAGTAAGTTTGGAGTATCCTATAAGTTGTCCTACTCCAACGCCAACGATTACCCCAACAAATACAAGCACACCTACTAATACTCCAAGTAGTAGTCCTTTACCACAATATAAACTACAAGCCGAAAACACCGACTTTATACAAACAGAAGGTGGAGACGATATAAACATAGAAAATTAAAAAATAATAAAATGGCAAATACGAAAATTAGTCAATTACCAGTATATACCGGCTCCGCTGCGGATATAAGATGGTTCGTAATGAATAACAGCGATGAAACAACAACCTATAAGTATAGTGGTTATACAGGATTACTAATACCAGGAACTGGTGTTGATAGTATTGTATCATCATCTGCTTTAACACCTACTTATGGTCCTAACCCAATATCATCAGGTTTAGCGAGTATAGCGATAGGTAGTTCTAATACTGAAGCGTCTGCTAATTTCGCTTTGGCTCTTGGTTGGAATTGTAGAGCAACCGCTGGTGGTGCTGCGGCTATTGGAGTATCAAACACCGCTACTGGCGACCAAGCGTGCGTTATAGGGTATGCTTCATCGGCAGGTGGGGTTGATAGTTTCTGTGGTGGTGTTGAAAGTAATTCTGGTGGTTTTAGGTCTGTTGCTATTGGAAAATATGCTGCGGCTACAGGTAGTGAAAGTGTCTCTATTGGTAATGCTATATCAAGTGAAGCAAGTTATGGAACTACAATAGGAGGTATTCAACTTATTAGAAATAGTCAATATAGTTCAATCGTAGGTGGTCGTAATCAAACAATTATTACTAATACATCATATAATAATATTTTTGGAGCAAGTGATAGTGATATTAGAACCGATAATGGTAGTGGTGGATTAAACACTATTATTGGTGGTA